TTACGGGGCATTGCCAACCGCTGCCGCCACTTTGCCGCCATTTGGCAGGGTAGCCAATGGGTTAAAGCGCAGCGCTGTTTCAAGGTGATCAGGGGCCAAGTGAGCATAGCGCATGGTCATTTTTATGTCGTGGTGACCAAGGATATTCTGAAGAGCAAGGATGTTACCGCCTGACATCATAAAGTGTGCTGCAAACGTATGGCGCAGAACGTGGGTAAGCTGACCGCGCGGTAGCACGATAGAAGTTTTCTCCATCACAGATAAAAACTGGAAGTAGCAGTCAGTAAAGAACTTGAAACCGTCCAAGGCAATGATTTCCGCATACAACTCTTTGCTGATTGGAATGCTGCGGTTCTTTTTGCCCTTAGTCCTGACGAATGTGATCCGGTATTTTGTAACCTGAGAACGAGTCAGGTTTACAGCTTCGCGCCAGCGGGCACCGGTACTCAGACAGATTTTGACAACCAGGGCGAGCAGGGGGCTTTGGCGTTTGCAGTCGCACAGAAGCTCAGTGATTTGTTCATGTGTCAGCCAGGCCATCTCTTTTTCTGCGATGGTGAATTTGCGCATGTTCTCCAGTGGGTTTGGCGCAGTCCATTCTCCAAGTCGTGCCAGCTCGCTAAACACTCCGCTCATATAGCTTTGCTCAAGATTGATAGTTACCGGGCTGGCTCCTTTCTTCCATTTTTCGCTAAAGTAGATTTCACCCGTCAGGCGTTTATCGCGATAGTGCGCGAACATTTTGGATGTTAAATCAGCTGCGAGGGGATTTCCGAGAACATCGACCATCAGGATCAGCTTGTCGTGAACATGCTCGCCTGCGGTCAGAGATTTTCCGTGCAGCTTGTACCAGAGTTCTACGACATCTTTTAGCGTCCGACGGTCTACCGATTCGCCCAGCCAGGGTTTCGCCTCAGTCTCATCCATCATGTGCCGTTCAAACGCTAACGCTTCACCTTTAGTAGCGAACTGCCTACGCACGCGGCGTCCGCTACGACCTGCGGGGTAGCATTCACAAATCCATTTTCCGGTGGTGAGTTTTCGTACTGACATAAAAAATGCCCTCCTTTTGGAGAGCATTTTTACTGTATGTATAAACAGTGTGCGCCGGGAGACCGGTAGAGATCAAGGGGTGAAAGTCCCCGACCATTGAAGGACCAGCAATCCACAAGGTCCCCGAGTCATGCGTTGCATACCGCGAGGTATGGGGCGAAGCGTTGACAGGGGTGTTGACAGGCCAGCCATTGAGCCACGAAATGTATATTAAATTACCGGGTGCCGACGTTGTACTGTTAACGGAAGGCAACATCATAGGGTGCGATACTGCGAGTGCCACATGGACCCGGCGGGGTCTGAGACCCTGGCATGTCAATACGATCTCTACGCGGGAACCGGGAGATCTCCCCTCTGACCATCTGCCAGTGTCGGAGATGGCCCGCACCGGGAAGACGAGGAGTCATAGCCGGTGATGTACGGAGAGGAGAAGTCGGACTCGCTCATAGTAGCGGCGAAGCAGGCGAACAACCCGAAAGGAGCGGAGTCAGTGGAGCGAAGGAGCGGGGCCAAGGGGAACGCGGAACAGCCACACATGCGCCGGACACAGAGCCGGGAAAGCATGTCACAGAGGCTGTCACGCGTGCGGGAAGCTGCGAAGCAGCGGAAGAAAGAACGGTTTACAGCATTGTTCCACCTGCTGACAGTCGAAGCACTGGAAGCCGCATTCCTCTCCCTGAGCAGGAAAGCGGCCGCCGGAGTGGATGGCATCAGGTGGATGGACTACGCCGGAAACATGAAGAACAACATAACAGATCTGCACCGGAGGCTACATCAGGGCAGCTACAGGGCGCAGCCCGGCAGGCGTCACTACATCCCAAAAGCGGATGGAAAACAACGCCCGCTCGGCATCGCCTCGCTGGAGGACAAGATCGTCCAGTATGCGCTGGTGAAAATCCTGAACGCAGTCTATGAAAACGACTTTATGGGGTTCTCATACGGGTTCAGACCCGGGCGAAGCCAGCACGATGCACTGGACGCACTGGCCACAGGGCTGGTACGCACTAACGTAAACTGGGTACTGGATGCCGACATCAGTCAGTTCTTCGACAGGGTGAGCCACGAATGGCTGATCAGGTTCACAGAGCATCGGATCGGCGACCGGAGGGTAATCAGGCTCATACGTAAGTGGCTCACAGCCGGGACGTCGGAGGAGGGTCAATGGCGAGCAACGGAGGAAGGCACCCCACAGGGTGCGGTCATCTCACCGCTGCTGGCAAACATATACCTCCACTACGTCTTCGATCTGTGGGCGCATCAGTGGCGACGTCGCTATGCCACAGGCAATGTGGTAATGGTCAGATACGCCGATGACATCGTCATCGGGTTCGACAAACGATACGATGCCCGGCGCTTCCGTATAGCCATGCAGCGCAGACTGAGGGAGTTCGGACTCACGGTTCACCCGGAGAAAACCCGTCTGATGGAGTTCGGCCGCTTCGCTGCCGAAAACCGTGCCATCAGGGGAAAAGGCAAACCAGAAACGTTCAACTTCCTCGGGTTCACGCACATCAGCGGGAAAGATCGCAACGGCAGGTTCATGCTGATACGAAAGACCCGCCGGGATCGGATGACGGCAACTCTGAAAGCCATCAAAGACGGTCTGCGAAGGCGCTGGCATTACTCAATCCCCGAACAGGGAAAATGGCTCAGGAGAGTGGTTCAGGGATACCTGAACTATCACTCGGTACCGGGCAACTTCCCCACCATGCAGAAGTTCAGGACACACGTAACAAACCTCTGGCGCCGGGCGCTCAGGCGCAGGAGCCAGAAGGATGATACGACCTGGACGAAAGCAAACAAACTGGCAGCCGCATGGCTACCAAGGGTTCGGGTTCTTCATCCATGGCCTGTGGAGCGGTTCACCGCCAGACACCCGAGGCAGGAGCCCGGTGCGTAAATCGCGCACGCCGGGATCTGTGCGGGGGGTATCCGGTAACGGGTATCCCTACCGCGACGTGCGCCGGGAGACCGGTAGAGATCAAGGGGTGAAAGTCCCCGACCATTGAAGGACCAGCAATCCACAAGGTCCCCGAGTCATGCGTTGCATACCGCGAGGTATGGGGCGAAGCGTTGACAGGGGTGTTGACAGGCCAGCCATTGAGCCACGAAATGTATATTAAATTACCGGGTGCCGACGTTGTACTGTTAACGGAAGGCAACATCATAGGGTGCGATACTGCGAGTGCCACATGGACCCGGCGGGGTCTGAGACCCTGGCATGTCAATACGATCTCTACGCGGGAACCGGGAGATCTCCCCTCTGACCATCTGCCAGTGTCGGAGATGGCCCGCACCGGGAAGACGAGGAGTCATAGCCGGTGATGTACGGAGAGGAGAAGTCGGACTCGCTCATAGTAGCGGCGAAGCAGGCGAACAACCCGAAAGGAGCGGAGTCAGTGGAGCGAAGGAGCGGGGCCAAGGGGAACGCGGAACAGCCACACATGCGCCGGACACAGAGCCGGGAAAGCATGTCACAGAGGCTGTCACGCGTGCGGGAAGCTGCGAAGCAGCGGAAGAAAGAACGGTTTACAGCATTGTTCCACCTGCTGACAGTCGAAGCACTGGAAGCCGCATTCCTCTCCCTGAGCAGGAAAGCGGCCGCCGGAGTGGATGGCATCAGGTGGATGGACTACGCCGGAAACATGAAGAACAACATAACAGATCTGCACCGGAGGCTACATCAGGGCAGCTACAGGGCGCAGCCCGGCAGGCGTCACTACATCCCAAAAGCGGATGGAAAACAACGCCCGCTCGGCATCGCCTCGCTGGAGGACAAGATCGTCCAGTATGCGCTGGTGAAAATCCTGAACGCAGTCTATGAAAACGACTTTATGGGGTTCTCATACGGGTTCAGACCCGGGCGAAGCCAGCACGATGCACTGGACGCACTGGCCACAGGGCTGGTACGCACTAACGTAAACTGGGTACTGGATGCCGACATCAGTCAGTTCTTCGACAGGGTGAGCCACGAATGGCTGATCAGGTTCACAGAGCATCGGATCGGCGACCGGAGGGTAATCAGGCTCATACGTAAGTGGCTCACAGCCGGGACGTCGGAGGAGGGTCAATGGCGAGCAACGGAGGAAGGCACCCCACAGGGTGCGGTCATCTCACCGCTGCTGGCAAACATATACCTCCACTACGTCTTCGATCTGTGGGCGCATCAGTGGCGACGTCGCTATGCCACAGGCAATGTGGTAATGGTCAGATACGCCGATGACATCGTCATCGGGTTCGACAAACGATACGATGCCCGGCGCTTCCGTATAGCCATGCAGCGCAGACTGAGGGAGTTCGGACTCACGGTTCACCCGGAGAAAACCCGTCTGATGGAGTTCGGCCGCTTCGCTGCCGAAAACCGTGCCATCAGGGGAAAAGGCAAACCAGAAACGTTCAACTTCCTCGGGTTCACGCACATCAGCGGGAAAGATCGCAACGGCAGGTTCATGCTGATACGAAAGACCCGCCGGGATCGGATGACGGCAACTCTGAAAGCCATCAAAGACGGTCTGCGAAGGCGCTGGCATTACTCAATCCCCGAACAGGGAAAATGGCTCAGGAGAGTGGTTCAGGGATACCTGAACTATCACTCGGTACCGGGCAACTTCCCCACCATGCAGAAGTTCAGGACACACGTAACAAACCTCTGGCGCCGGGCGCTCAGGCGCAGGAGCCAGAAGGATGATACGACCTGGACGAAAGCAAACAAACTGGCAGCCGCATGGCTACCAAGGGTTCGGGTTCTTCATCCATGGCCTGTGGAGCGGTTCACCGCCAGACACCCGAGGCAGGAGCCCGGTGCGTAAATCGCGCACGCCGGGATCTGTGCGGGGGGTATCCGGTAACGGGTATCCCTACCGCGACGTCAATGTATGATGTTAAGAACCTTATACATCATAGGTATCGGTATGACTGCGGTGCTGTTATGTTGTCGCCTAATGAACTTAGCAAACGTGGTTGTTCATAGACTTTCAAATCACCGATCTTAATCGCAAAGGCTTTATCCCTGCTTTGAAAGTAAGAATCAAAAAATTGTTTACTGATACCCGCATAACGGCTGGTTTTTTTCCAGACATTGCTGGGTTTGTCTTCAATAACATCGGCAATATCGAACTCAGCAACGATCATCCCTACAGGCATTGTTGAATAAATAACCACAGATTTAACATCTGGATTTTTGAAGATTCCTTTTCTGAACTCAAACTTTTTTGTTCCATCAAGAATCTTTTCAACAAATTCAGGTTTAATTGACAATAATACTTTCATCTACAGCACCAAGTTTAATAATGTTGTCAAATTCTCTGTCGGTTAATTTTAATACACCCCAGTATGCTTGTGGGTTTAAACCAACGTCTTCTATTAGTTTAGCACGAGTGATTCTTTTCGGTAAAGCAAGATTATATGTAAAACTTATAATGTAGGGGTATTTCTTTGTTTTATAAAAACTTCTCAATTCTATTTCGGTAAATACACTATACCGAGCACAGTATTTAATAAAATCTTGCTCTGTTGGGAATGAAAAAATATCTCTAACATCTTCTACAACACATAGAGATGTAGCAACAGAACGATAATGAGCTGGACCTTTTTTATCTGACGTTCGATAAATTACGAGAATGTCATGCATTTTTATATTTGCTACATCTTGCATGGCGCAGATGTAAATTTTTCTTATACTGTTAGCGTGAGACACGTCAGTAATAATATCTGGTGATTCAGTTATAAGTTTTGAATCTGGGAATAGACGAGTATGAAAATCTGGATAAATAGATAGTAAGTATTTGTTTTCTTTATGTCTGTTGTTGATGAAGGGATAGTCGGCAAGAAGGTCTCCAGTGAGATCATCTGTGCTCATTTCTCTTACTAAAACATTTTCAATACCGTTTTCGGATTCTTTTTTCCCGTATTTTATAAATCCATAATTTAAAAAAAGTTTAATCAGGTAATCATGCTTATCAAAAACTGTTACATATATATCGTTCACTTTTTCACTTAATGCGTGGTCAAATATTTTTTTCAAAAAACGTTGACCTCGCAATGTACCTTTCGTATTAAACTTAAAGGTCCCTATTTTGAGATGTTTTAAATCAGCCAATGAAGGGTTAACATCAGTAACCTCGCCATCTTCAATTTTGAGATACATGAATCCATCAATTGAATCATCCTCATTGTAGAGCACGTATGCTTTTTCTCTTAGATCTTTTGCTTTTTTGTGAAACCATTCTACAAAACCAGCTTTATAGTCAGCTTTCAATGAGTCAAAAAAAGCATCGTCAAAGTTTACTTCATTAAAACTAATGTGCTTTAAATTTTCCATTTTAATCTCCATGTCTCATTGAAAAGTCATTTTCTAAATTTAATGAAATGTGCGATTATATATAATGCTATTAACGATAGTGAGCCGTAAATAAATAGGTTTTTATCTAAGCTTTCTGTTGGGACAAATTTCATAACAAATGTTATTGCTGCGCCGTAGAAAATGTATGCAAATATTTTGCTTAGTTTAGATTTCGTGTTTTTAAATTTTACGACGACAGAAAAATCATTAAGTCTCGAATTTATATCATTCGATATTTTCCAATGATATATCATTGGATCATGAGACCCGAAAGATACGCCTTTGCTAAAATATTTTGTCCATGTCTCAGACTCTAAAATTCTTGAACCTTTATAATTTGAACCGGATGCAGCACAGTCATCAACCATATCGCGGATTATAAAAATATGGCATTTCAAAGGGGTACAAGCGGCGCTAGCAAGAGTTGTGGCTATTTCGGAGGGCAGATTTCTTTGCTCATTAACCCTAAAATCAATGATATCAGACCGCTCAATACTACTCTTAAGGAAGAGATCTTTGGGGTAAAATGTTTTCACTAAAAGACCGATATCTTCTTTATTAATTTGGACACGGAATCTTAAATAGTGATTGCAAGCATCTTCGGAAGAGAGACAATCCTTGAGTTTAAAGGCTAGTAAGGTGCCATTGTGGATTTTTGTTATCTTGACTCTATGGTCAAGCTCGCCGCCGCTAAATGATAACTTAGTATTAACAACTAAGTCTCCTTTATTGGCGAGCACTAATTTTAAATGTCTACCATCTACTGTTTTAGTGTCAATAAGGTATTCATTGAAAACTGCAGTTACGAGATCTCTGCTTGATTCAAGGTTTTCACTAAGATCTGAAAAAAAATTATTTTCTTTTTCGAATGGTAGGAATATACATATTGCCCCATGTTTAGCAATGGTTTCATCTTCAGGTTTTTTGAATGTGATGCCAAAATCTAAATAGCCAAATTTATGAGCGCTTATGTTCCAAAAATTAATATGCAACTCTTCAATGAAATTCTTATGTTCAGAGTTGTAGGTCGAGCCTGAACTACTATGATAATCCCTACACCCCCAGACCGCAAAACTTCGTGACATATCGATTTCCTTTGTCAGTAACGGTTTTAATTCAAATTGACCAGTAAGTAAAAATGGCATCGTGCAATTGGGTTAAGTTCACTGATAAAGCACTCAAATGAATGGCATGGATTGGGTGCTCCAACCTTGACTCTTCCTACAGGTATTCTCGTAAGTTCTCTAATACTCACTTTCCCTTCTATCTCTACCACCCACTTACCATCGGTCACTTCGTGAAAATGCTGATCAGCTAAATAGAGCTGATCTGAATCCATGATTACGATAGGTTTTTGCAGAGAATCTGGCACCAACGCTTTGTCGAGTAGGTAAAAATTTGAATCTAATAATTTCCCATCTTTGATTTTTTTTCGAGGTACGGAAAACAAATCAGCAAGAACATTTTCATTTGCTGATTGGATACCTAAAGATTTTTGGGGTGGCTTAGGACTCCCAGTTCCAAATGAAAGCCACTCAACTGGGACGCCAGTCTCAATTGAGCACTTTATTATCCAGTCCGCAGGGAACACGTCTCTCATCCATCTGGTGCTCATCGTGCTTGTTGAAATCCCAAGCCGCTCACAAAGAGCCTTACGAGTACTTACTCCGTAGGCCTCAAGCATACGAAGAATAGCCTCACGGCCACCATTGTTAAAATCCATTAATGCTCCTTTGGAACCTTACATGTTGACAAACTCCAAATGAGACGTAATATTGCTGTTGAGGCTCATTTGGAGTCTTCACTATTGAACACCGCTAGACACGGTTTACTTACTTAAAAAGGAATCTTGCATCATGACTCCTCACATTTCAATCACGTTGACTGTTCCTTCCGTATCAATTGAAAAATATAGCGAACTTACTGGGCTATCAATTGACACAATCAACGACATGCTAGCGGATGGTCGCTTGATACGGCACCGCTTACGCAAAGATAAAAAGCGCGAAAAAGTTATGATCAACATTGCGGCTATGACTGTCGATGCGCTCTCAGATTGCAACGTGTCCATCAATTAGTTCGATTTTGAGACCGACTGAGGGCAATGACTATGTTTGATTATCAAACCTCCAAACATGCGCACTTTGATGCGGCTTGCCGAGCATTTGCGATTGAGCACAATCTGGAAGATGTAGCCGCTGCTGTTGGCATGAGGCCGCAGATCCTGCGCAACAAATTGAATCCAGCACAGCCACACCGTTTAACCTGTGACGAGCTTTTAGCTATTACGGATTACACCGAAGATGCGCGTTTACTGGATGGAATGCTGGGACAGATTAACTGCCTTCCATCCGTACCGGTGAACAATGCCACCGAAGGCAACATGCAGCTGTGCGCACTGAGTGCCACAGCCTGTGTGGGCGCAATTGCTGGGGAAGCCGTATCTACTGGTCATATGACCGCCGCCCGCCGTACACAAATCCTTGATCGCGCCCGCGATGCTATCCGCAGCCTTTCCGTACTGGCTTATACCGTTGAAAGCCGTATTCAGTCCGCGCCGGTGCTGGCTGCTGCCGTCGATATCGTGACAACTAACGTCACAGGAATGATGTGAGGGAAAACAGTGAAAGCCTTTGTTACCTATTTGAAGAACCAGTCACCACCTATGCAGCTTGCCAGCGGTTCAACTGGCTGGATTGAGCTGCCAGATGGTCAGCGCTGGAATCCCAGCCACGTATATAAATTTACGGCGCATCACCCGCGCCGCCGTTGGTGGCATCGCCTGATGGGATTAGTGCGGGGGCAGTATGGCCATTAATCAGGAGCAACAAAAGCTGGGGCTGGCGCAGCTTCGCAACATACGTCGCAAATATTTCAGTAACAGCAGTGAAGCCGCAGATTGGTGGGACAAGTTAACGCCGGAGTGGCGCGGGGTTGTCCTCCACGCTGCGGGCGTCTCTTCCGGTTCCGGGGAGTTTAAAGCCAGTCTTAGCAAGTGTTGCTGGCGCGAACTTTTCGAACGTCTGGACTATCGCGCCATGATTCACTTGCGCCAGGGCATATCCAGAGCTCGTCTGACTTTTGAGGGGTTCGGTTCGTTGCGGGACTCTGATTTTTCAGTCCGTACAGCACATGACAGGCCGATTAAAAAAGCGCATCCAATTAAGAGCAACAACGGGGTACAGATGATTATTGCACCTCATATCGTTAGCAAAATGCAGCAGGAAAATCACTAATGTCCATTATTTCAGTAGACGCTAAAGAGCTGGGGCGCGAGCTGGCCGCATGGGGCGTACCACACAATTACGCCATTCTCTTTGTGGAAAAAAGCACCGTAAAAAATAATCGTGTTGCCCTGCATCCGTTTTTCTTTAATGACACTGAGCATATGACCAGCAAGCGCCACTGGCTGGCAGTCAATGCAGCTTACTGGTGCTGTGTATACCGTGAGGCAGAAAGCCAGTTACAGCAGGTGGAAGCGCTGGCCAGCATCCGTTCCATGTATTACATCGCAGGATCGTTGGGTACTGGTGAAATTAAGGCGCTGATACAGGAGTGGTGGCGCAATACTTATGAGCTGCATAAGGTTCCAGCGCCTAGTTATACCGCCGTACCTATTACCTTTTCTTTCCACTAATTAATCGCCTGATTTTTTGGCCATCCCTGCGGTGGCCGGGGATTCTTTTGCCTTAAGGAAACCAAAATGAACATGACACGTAACCATTTTCCCGTAATAAATTCCGGTACCGATCTGCTGGCCATGCTGGCCAAAGCAACTGCGGAAGGTAAAGCCGTTGCCGCCGATTTGTGTTCCACCCGTCTGGATAAGCTAGCCACCCATGCCGCAAATGAAGGTTTAAGCGCGGCTGAGATTGTCGAACTGATCCGGCAAGAGGCTGAGGCCATTTGCAGTAAAGGGGGGGCCGCATGGCAGTAAAATCCCCAATGGATTCCATTGCGAAGGCCATCGCATGACGTTGGCCTTAGACAAACAACGTTGCGCCGCCGATTCAGGGCGGCGTGATGCTAATCAGTCTGAAGATGCAGACGCCATCACACACTGGGCATATTCATGGAATGCGCCCCGTAAGGCCATCTCAAGCCCGATACCCACATACGAAGAACTACAGCGCCGTGATCGAGAGAATGCGGCGCTGGCTTGCGCCCAGGATTTGCTACAAAAGCAATCTGTGATTGTTCGTATGTCGGTAAATGCGACGGTCAGCAAGCTGGAAAAAGAACAGGGCATAAAGCGCGCAAATGCTTACCTGGCTAAAACCTTCCTTGAACGCATTCTGCCGCGTATCAATATTGTTTCAGAGCGTTATCACATTGGCAAAATGACCGCCGATACGGTGCGTCTTATGTACCGCTTTAATCACCTGCCTGATATGTCGAAAGAGGATATTGACCTGCTGGCGCAGGATGTTTCGACGTTCATCACAATGGAACTCAGTAGCATAAACGATGAAATGCCGGATGCCGGTGCGCTTAAGCTGCTGTATGCGCTTTATGTCAGGGCTGCTGCCATTACTCAAGCTTTCCGACAGACTGCCCCGGATTATGAAAAATTGATGCACCGTTGTTTTGATGAACCGCATGCGGCCGTAGCGCTTACACGCATGATGTCTGAACAGTGGTGGGCGCTACGGCTACGCAGACACGCGACGGAGTGGCGCGAGCATTTGCATATCGCACTTAACCACGTCAGTAAAAATGCCAGCACTTATGCCAGTAAGGCGCTGATCCGTGACTGGAAGGAGCAGAAACGCCGCACACGTGAATTTCTGAAATCGATGGAGCTTGAAGATGAATTCGGCAACCGGATAAGCCTGATTGATAAGTACTGGGGAAGTGTGGCCAATCCCGCGATCCGCCGTACAGAAATGATGGTGCGTATTCGAGGATTTGAAAACGTTTGTAATGAGCTGGGGTATGTGGGGGAGTTTTACACTATCACTGCGCCGTCTAAATATCACGCTACTACTATTCATGGCCACCGCAACCGTAAATGGAATGGCAGCAGTCCGGCTGATACCCAGGGATATCTGCGTAAAATCTGGGGACGGATCAGGGCAAAGCTTCACCGGGAAGACTTACGCGTGTTCGGAATCAGGGTTGCGGAGCCGCATCACGATGGCACGCCACACTGGCACATGTTGCTATTCATGCGTCCTGAAGAGGTTGAACAGGTGCGCGGCATTCTGCGTGATTATGCGATGGATGAAGACCATGGCGAGCTGATCACCGATAAAGCCAGAAAGGCACGTTTTCATGCTGAAAGTATCGATCCGGAAAAAGGGTCGGCAACCGGTTATGTAGCCAAATACATATCAAAAAATATTGATGGCTATGCGCTGGATGATGAACTGGACGACGAAAGCGGCAAGCCAATGAAAGAAGCCGCCGCCGCAGCTGCTGCATGGGCTTCATGCTGGCGTATCCGCCAGTTTCAGTTCGTAGGTGGTGCGCCGGTAACGGTATGGCGCGAATTGCGCAGGATGGCTGATCACGATACCGCGATGGGGTTAAGCGTTGAATTTGCTGCGGTACATGATGCTGCTGACAGCGGAGACTGGGCGAAATATATCAATGAGCAGGGCGGACCATTCGTAAGACGGGATGAGCTGATCGCACGCACATGGTATGAAACCAGCCCGGAATTTAACGCATATGGTGAAGAAATTGTGCGGGTTAAGGGGGTTTTCTCTCCTGCCGTTGGCATGGATGTGCCCATTTTAACCCGGATTACAAAGTGGAAGATTGTTCCGAAGTTAGCCGCCGATCAGGCGGCAGCTGTTAGCGGCGCGAATGCGCCGCCTAGGAGTTCTGTCAATAACTGTACGGAGGGCGAAGCCCCCAGGCGGTTAAAAAGTGATTTAAACCAGAGAGGGTTTGTCGGTTCCGACGAAGAAATAGCCATACTGATGCGCGGCAGCGGGCTGATGTATGGCCGGGGAACGTTGATTTACAGGAATGGTCGGTTACAGGAGAAACAGCATGATGCGAGCAGCCAGCGCTGGCCGGGTTGGTCGTGAGCATTTTTGACTTAAGTGTTAGATATTGCGGAACATTCTTATGTTTCTGTTTTCAATTCTCAAAATGTGATTTACTCTATACTGTATCTTTATACAGTTGTTTGCGTGGGGGATATTAGTGCAGGATTTATTTGTTGAGACTATTGCGCTTCAGCGGATTGCGTTATTTACAAAGTTGGTTGCTCGGGGGGATTGCTCTGTTGATGAAAAAGACGTGGCGATAGCATGGCTGGGGGAGTTGACGGAGGCGTTATCCAGAAAACTGGATGAGAATGAAGCTAATAGCCCCCAGAGCGGGGGCATTTCACGCGGCGGGTGTGGCTTTCAGTAGGTCAAGCGCCATCTGCTTCTGAACAGGTGACAGGTTGTTAAGCAGAGCCTGAACCATCGCATCACCTGTTTTCGCACTCGGGCTGAGAGTGTGGGAAAAAGTCAGGTTCATAACAAAAGTATGCCCACACTCTACGTCCGCGCAGGCGCAGTAAATATCAGCAATCTGCCGGTGTTTCCGGTTTGTTTTGCGAATAACCGCCTTTGAGCCGCATTCCGGGCATTCGATTTTCAGCACGCGCATATTCCACTCTCCAGCTGTCAAAATATGCCTGGATTTTAGCCTTTTTTGTCTCATGCCGCATCCTTATCCGTTGTTTCATCTGAAAAATGTAGATGCAGTCGTGGGGGAACTTCGGGATCACCGTTGATGGCCATAGCCAGGCGGCGCTGGATAGGGCGTACTTCGTTGCGTTTATAGGTTCGCTCTGTCTTTTCCGGGTCGCCCAGTCCCGCCGCATTTTGCGGAACGATACCTGCCAGCCCGGCCGGAAAGCGGTGCGCATTCAGAATGTCCTGGGCGCTGATGTTCTTCACGTTGGCAAATTCATCCTTTGCAGAAATATCCCCCATTTCAATGAATTTGATGGCATCGCCCTCACCACCAGGGATATTCACCAGGATGGTGGAGAAATTGCCGATCCCCTTGCTGTCACGCAGCTGCTGTTCAATCTCTTCCTCCATCTCGTCCGTCATGCTGGGGTCGCGGGTGTAGAGGATGCCGCCCGTGTGTGCCCCGTTGTGGTAGTAGCGCCTGCGGAAAATCACCGCTTCACTGTTGAGTAGCGCAGAATGGACGCCGCCTATGTAGTCCGGCAGGCCGTAGATATGCTGCTGCGGGTCGTACATCTTGATGAAAATAATGTCCTCTTCCGGGTAAACCAGTGGCTCACCTTCCTGCAAAACCACATAGTCACCAGGAACCGGCTGCGCGTTCTCCCTGTCCTTGCGGCGTCGCATGTAAAGGCCCGGCAGCGGTGCCAGGTCGATAACATCACCCCAGCCGTTGCGGACTTTTGCAATGGCGATATCACCGAAAGTCAGAAAATCGAACACCGCCGCGTCGAGTTCGTCATGAGTCAGCCCACCGCTGAGGTAGTCCGATATCACCATATTTTTACGGGCGTGCAGGATGCCGCCGTGCTGGCCGTTCAGGTTAATCAGTTGCGCCAGCGCCAGCCGATCTATCGGCTGGGTGTAGTGATCGGCGGCGTTGTCGTACCAGATATCCCGGTAATCCGTACCGGTAGTCAGCACCGGCTCGGGTTTGCCGAACGAAATAATGCTCATCTTTTTGGCTTTATCGCCGCGCTTATTACGGGTGGTATATCGTTTTTTCGTCATGCTGCCTTCTTCATTCCCCAGCGGGATTTTGGTTTGTTTTCGTAGTTCAGCGGTTCGTTGTGCAGGGCGTGGGTGATCGCCCAGAATGATTCTGCGTGACCTGTCTCCGGGCTGCGGTCTGCGACAAAGGTCATGGCGTTACCGCTCTGTGTGGTGGTACGCCGGATGGCCATAAAGCTGGCCGGGATCTCCTTCAGCTCTTTGTCCCACTCAATGCGCTGACTTTCCACCACGTCCGCGGCTTTCAGTACCAGCTGGTTTTTGGTGCTCATGTCGTAGCGAATGGGAACAGCCACGCGCATGGCAAAGTGCTGGATATTGTCAAAGACGCCCTGGCCGATGCCGGTCACGTCAATACCCAGGTAGGTGAAGTTGTAGCGCTTAAACAGCGTCTCTATCTGCTGGGCCTGCCAGCGGAAGTTCATCCCCTTCCAGTTAAAGACGGCCAGTACGCGAAATTTTTCCGGGGCCAGCACCGGTGGGGCCAGTATGACAAAGCAGGATAAATCCCCGCTGCGGGCCGGGTCGAAGCCGCCCCATACCGGGCGATTGCCGAATGGCCGTGCAGCGTTCGGGTCGTGATCCTGCCAGGTTTCCGTTTCGACGGCGCAGGCTTCCAGGTCGGAGAAGCTGAAAACACTGTCTTTGCTGTCAACGAACACGCACATATAGAGCATATTGAAGGTGATATCGTTGTAGCGGTTGCGCAGTTTTTCTATGCTGGCCAGGTTGAACCCGCCCGCGATCGCATCCTCCATCGTAATGATGTAGCGCCACTGGCCATCCGGGCAGGGTCGCCCACCTGCACGCATTTCATCAAATGACGGAAACTTAACGGCCGCGCGTTTTTTACTGCCTTTTTTCCACTCTTCACCTGTCCAGAACGGGTAGGCCTGGTGCGTTTTTGCGGATGGAGTGGAAAAGTAGGTGGTACGCCATTTGTCATGCGTAGCCATTGCGCTGGCCACTTCGTTAAGTCTGGTGAAGTTGGGGACCCAGAAATATTCATCGCAGTACAGATGACCGCTGTAGGACTGCGCGGTGTTCTTATTGGTGGACAGAAAGCGCAGTTCAGCACCGTTGCTGAGCCGGATCGGGTTGCCGGTCAGGGTGGTGCCGAAATACTGTTCCGCGATGTTAACGATATAAGAGCGGAAAACTTCCGCCTGCGCCTTCGACGCTGACAGGAAAATTTGCGGATCGCCGGTCATGACGGCATTTTCGAATGCCTCGAACGCAAAGTACCAGGTCGCGCCGATTTGCCTGGACTTCAGGATATTGCGCACCTGCTGGCCAATATTCAGGCGCAGATGTTTCTGATAGCCGAAAAGGTGCTCATCGGCCCAGGTATCGAAGTCTTCCTGAGTGAGAAACGAAATATCGTTCTTCTTATATTTCCGCTTTTTTCGCGGCTCACCGTCATCATTATCGTTATCGTCGGCGTGTTCGACGCGTGCTCCCTTACTTGCGGCCAGCTTCTCCTTGTGCTTATTGCTCTGCGCCCGCAACTTCACGGCGTGCGCAATGAGCATGTCCATTTCTTTAAGGTCGAGATCGGTTTTTCCGTCGCGGCTGGTCAGCAGCTGGTAGCGGCGCTCAATCGCCTCCTCAGTACTTTCAAAACTGAGTAAATCCGCCCAGCCGTCTTTATGCGCCCAGTAGTAAATGATCCGCGCATTCGGCAGATTTAATTCTGATGCAATTTCTTTTGGCGTATAGCGGCGCAGATAAAGTGCCCGTGCCACGCCTTTTAATTCTTCGGAGTATTTAGCCATAGATTTAATTATGCCGTGGCCTGAATTAAAAAACGGTGGTGGATATTCGGGGTTGTTCGGAATAAGCGCTTAACCGAATTAACCAGAATTAAGCCGGGTGCGGTCTGGGGTTTATTTCGCAATAATTCAGTTCACAGCATGAGATTGATTAAATCGGCAGGGGAGGGAATATGTGTCGCATTTAAAAACGGGTTGGCTGTGCGTCGCGACTGAAGGGGATACGGTTGACGGGCGGGTGATTGAGCGACAATGGATTATCGACATGGGGGAAACCTACGACGCTAATCATTATGCTGCCCTGCTGTGGCCGGAGCATGAGCGCGATTTCGGGAATTTTGGCGAGGTGCTGGAAGCGGAATGGCATGAAGGTGAAGACGGGCTGGCGAGATTGTTTGTCAGTATCCGTCCGAATAAGCGCCTGATTTATGCCAATGACGAAGGTCAGCTGTTGTTTTTCTCCGTAGAGCCGGAGCTGAACTGGCGAGGTGGTGATCGCACCTACCTGATGGGGCTGGGTGTCACGGATAATCCGGCCAGCACAGGCACAACAAGACTGCGATTCGGTCGCCGTCGATTGAACAGGCAGGGATATTACAGTGGTGTGATCTCCCGTGATGGCAAAATTAAACAGGATGGACTGATGAAAAACTGGCAAAAACTTTTTGGTCTGAAGCCGAAGTTTGAAAACGAAATCCCGGCTGACGATACGCCAGCGGGTGATGATAAGTTGCAGGCGCTGGCCAGCGCATTAAACGATCTGGAAGCGCGTGTGGGGGCTATCGAAACGCAGCTTAATTCTGTACAGGACGATGTTGATACCATTTCTGAAGTGGTCGATACCGAAGAGTTTGCCGCTATTCGTGATAATGCGGCAGAAATTGTGACCCGCTTTAATGAACTGGGTAATAACGGTAAACGTAAACAGCGTCAGATCCCAGGCAAGGCCGGAAAATTTAATTTCCTGTAATTGTTCGCGCTGCGAATAACGTAGAAACAAAATTTATTATCGCTTAATGGCGAGGGAGTTTTATGCACCTTAATAACCGTGCGCGGGAATTACTGGACAAATATTCGGCGGGGATGGCGCAGCAGTTTGGGGCGCGTGATACCAGCCGTTATTTTGCCCTGAATGACCCGCAGGAAAATGCGTTGCGTCTGGCCCTGCTGGAATCGGTTGAGTTCCTGAACATGATCACCTGTCTGGACGTTGACCAGCTGAGTGGCCAGGTGATTTCTGTAGGGTCGTCTGTACTGCATACCGGCCGCAGCGAAAACGGGCGCTTTATCCGTCAGGTCGGCGTGGACGGTAACGATTATTCCCTGGTGGAAACCGACAGTTGTGCCGCCCTGCGCTGGGATCTGCTTTCCGTCTGGGCGAATGCCGGGAAAGAAGAGAATGAGTTTTACAACCTGGTGCAGGCGTTTACCACCCAGGCGTTTGCGCTGGACATGCTGCGCATTGGCTTTAACGGTAAGAGTCGCGCCAAAACCACAGATCCGACTGCGAATCCGAACGGTGAAGACGTCAACATCGGCTGGCATGAGCGCATGAAAACGCTACTCAATGGCAACCAGATTATGACCGATCCGGTCGTGCTGGATGATGCCGGAGATTATCACTCTCTGGATGCGATGGCGTCAGACCTGATTAACGCCAAAATTCCGGCGCAGTTCCGCAATGACCCGCGTCTGGTGGTGCTGGTCGGGGCCGATCTGGTTGCGGCGGAGCAGTACCGACTGTATCAGGCGGCAGACCGTCCGACTGAGAAAATTGCCGCGCAGCTGCTGGGTAACACTATCGCGGGCCGTAAGGCCATTATCCCGCCGTTTATGCCGGGCAAGCGCATGGTTGTTACGCCGCTAAGTAACCTGCACATCTACACCCAGCGTAACACCCGTCAGCGTAAGGCCGAGTTTGTCGATGACCGTAAGCAGTTTGAAAACAAATACCTGCGCAACGAAGGTTACGCCGTTGAGGTGCCGGAATTGTACGCCGCGATCGACGAGTCCGCCGTGACCATCGGCAAGGTCAGTGAGCAGCCGGAGGGCTAATAAATGGCACTTTCTCCCGCACAGCGGCACAGTCAGCGCATCGCCACTGAACGCCAGTTACAGCACAGTCAGGCAGTGGACAGCAGCGAGAGTATGCACATTCTGGTGAAAGCGCTGGAAAAGGACGTGGAACAGGCGCGGAGCATTCAGTTTATTCCCGATCGCATTGTATTTAAGCGGGATGTGCTGCTTCCTCGCTGGGTGTCCACGGTGGAAGCCTATCTGGCCAGCGGCCAGGTATATGCAAACCCGGTTTTCGCCTGGTGCGTGATCTGGCTGTTTGATGTGGGAAATCTGGATAAGGCGCTGGACTGGGCGGATATTGCTATCAGCCAGCAGCAGGCCACGCCTGACCGCCTGCGCAGCAACTTTCCCACGTTCGTGGCCGATACGATGCTGGCGTGGGCGGAAGAGTCTGCCGGACGCGGGGAAAGTATCGAACCGTATTTTTCGCGCACCTTTGAGCGCGTCGCCAATACCTGGCGACTGCATGAGCAGGTCACGGCGAAGTGGTTCAAGTTCGCCGGACTGGAGCTGCTACGTAATGAGGATGGCCAGAAGACGGCGGCGGGCGTGGACGATATCGACACGCTGGAAAAAGCCGATCGGTTACTGGCTGTCGCGGAACAGCACTATTTCAAAATCGGCGTGAAAACAGCCCGGCAGACCATCGCCGCACGTCTGCGCAAACTGACGCAAGGCTGACGACTACCAACCGCCAGACGGGCGCGGTGGAGGGCAAATCACTGATGTGAATTTGCGCCGTGGAAACCGGTCAGCCCGTCTTTTTAAGGGGGATTTATGTTCAGTGGCAACCCGATTGATTACCAGGATGAGCAACTGAGCAATAACGGCTTCTGGCCGGACTTAAACCTGAAGGATTTTCAGGCACAGCGCTCCCTGCCGCCAGATATCGACGCAGAAACACTCGCGCAAGCGTTGTTGAGTGCTGTGATGGAAGTTAACGCAGAGCTGGAAGGGGTACAGGCCGGATATCTGGCAAAAGGGCATCTGACGGCAGAAGCGGTGCCAGGTGTCACGATGAATGGCCTGAACGGTTTATGCGCCCAGTACACCAAAGCGGTGTTTGCGCGGGGGAAGGCGGATTTGCTGGGCGAGTTCGCCACCATCGGGCGGCGTGACTCGCACCCGGGGCAGGAAAGCGCGGAGACACGCGCCGGGCTGTTAACTGAAGCCTCGGTGGTGATCCGCAGAATGAAGGGGCTGAAGAGAGCAACGGTGAAAAAGGTATGAAAAACACACAGCTGGAATCACTGACCGCCTTTTTCAGGGAAAACGTACCCGCCCGCGCAATGGGGGCATTTACCAGCGTCATGGACGAAATGCAGTTTATTCCCGCTGCAAAGGATTTGGGGCTGGGACAGTACCGCCAGGCGGTTATCCGTTACAGCGCCGTGCTTTCCTGGGAGCGCTTTCCGTACCGGATTTGCGATCCGCGCCTGCTGTTTTCGCTGATGGCCGCATGGCTTGACGACACAGACCGGGAATTGTTCGACGAGCTGGGGATTAACGAGGCCGATCCTGACTGGGATGTATCGGTGGACAGCGAAGAAACGGCCACGGTGCTGGTCAGTGTCCCGATGGTGGAAGAGCTGGTTCTGGTGCCTGATGAAAAAGGGGCCATTCCGTGGCAGGGGCAACGCTGGCGACTGGCTGACCCTGAGATCTGGACGGCATTCAGTGCGCAGATTTTTGGCGCTGACAGCACCGGTGCGCCGGTAGGGGATGCCTGATGATTATCGGTGGCGAGCTGAACAAATCCCAGCTTGCGGAGCTGCGCAAAACGCTGGCCCGCGCAGACCTGCCAAAAGCGAAGCGGCAACGCCTGCTGTGGCGTCTGGCCAAATACGGGCTGATCGCCGCCGCAAAGCGAAACGTCCGCAATCAGGCCGATCCGGACGGGGAAGCCTGGCCGGGGCGCAGGACGAAGCGCAAAGGCAAAATGCTGCGCAACATGCCGAAGTTGCTGCATATCCGGGATATGCCGGAAATCAGCGCGGTGCGGGTGTATCTCCAGGGAGGTGGCTACCGCAACGGCACAGGGGATGTGCCTGCCGGGGTGGTGGCGTACAGCCAGCAGAACGGAATGAGCGTCAGGGTCAACCGCAGCAGCGTCAGGCGCGGCAACAGGGCCGGGCAGATGGCGACGCCCGCGCAGGTAAAACGTCTGCGGGGGCTGGGCTACCGGGTCAGGAAGGGTAAGCGCTGGCGTAAGCCCACGGCCAAAGAACTGCTGGCGTCAATGCCCTATGACCAGGCCGGTCTGCTGATCCGCAAACTGTCGGGCAAAGCAGTAAAGGACAGCTGGACGATTGATCTGCCCGCCCGTGAGTTTCTGGGCATGAGTGACGAGGATTTCAGTCAGGCACTTGCTCGTCAGTTGCGGGGGATTGGCTTCGGCTGGGATGTAAGAGCACAGGATATAAGGGGACGAAATGGCGTGGCCTAATGTTGGGGTGAACCAGCTGAATCAGCAGCAGGGCGAAACCACGGAAGTGGAACGCGTGTTGCTGTTTGTCGGCCGGGGAACCGTGAATATCGGCAAAACGTTGCCGGTGAACAGCCAGAGTGATCTGGATGTGTTGCTGGGTGAAGCTGACAGCAATCTGAAACAGATGCTGTCAGCCGCCCGCGACAATGCCGGGCAAAACTGGTGGGCGTTTGTGCGGGTGCTGGATGAGGACGGGAAGTGGACAGATGCTGTGCAGGATGCGCAGCAGGTGGCCTCTGTGGAAGGTGTGGTGCTGTGCGATGCGGTTTCAGAGAAGGCTGTGATTAATGAAGCCATCACGCTGCGCAGCACCCTGATCGCGAAATATGGTCGCTGGGTGTGGTTCATCCTCGCCGTTCAGGCGATGCAGGCGGGCGAAGCCCAGGCCGATTATCTGGTGCGACTGACTGCGCTACAGGCAGGGATAGCCGAAAAAGCTGTTTGCCTGGTGCCGGTGCTCTGGGGCAATGAGCCGGGTGTACTCGCCGGGCGACTCTGTAACCGCGCCGTGACCATCGCAGACAGTCCGGCGCGGGTGAAAACCGGGGCGCTGGTCAGCATGGGAAGTGATGATGTGCCGGTGGATGGCGACGGTGTATCGCTTCAGCTGGCCACGCTTCAGGCACTGGAAGCCCAGCGTTTTAGTGTACCGATGTGGTATGCGGACTATGACGGTTACTACTGGTCTGACTGCCGCACGCTGGATGCGGAGGGAGGCGATTATCAGGCGCTGGAGATGGTGCGGATCGTCGATAAAGTCGCCCGTCGCGTGCGACTGCTGGCCATTGCCAAAATTGCCGATCGGGCGCTGAACAGCACGCCGGGAAGCATTGCGGCAAACCAGCTGTATTTTGCCCGGCCACTGCGCGAAATGTCGAAATCCAGCGAAATTAACGGGGTGCAGTTTCCGGGGGAGATCAAATCACCGAAAGACGGCGATGTGACTATTGTCTGGAAAACGCGCAAAAAAGTGGAGGTTTATGTAGTGATCCGTCCGTATGAGATGCCGCTGGAAATCACCATCAATCTGATGCTGGATGCCAGCCTTGAGGGGGCCGCATGAGTAAGCGTATTTCCGGGGCGTCGTTTGACACCTACTGGGGAACGGATTTGATCCACGTCGAAAAGCTGACGCTGGATATTACGGATAACACTGCGCTGGCGCAGACGAAGGGGGTGCCGGATGGCTATGTGGACGGGGATGTATCCGCTGAAGGGGAAATTGAACTGTCCATCAAGGCACTGGCCACCCTCAAGGCACAGGCCAGTTCGGCAGGGTCGTGGCGTGGTATTCCGGTCGCGGACATGCTCTTTTACGGCAAAGCCGGAGAGGAAGAGGCCAAAATTGAAGCCTTCGGCGTCAAGCTGGTACTGAGCAGTATTCTCGACCTCGATCCGAAGGGCGGCTCTCTGTCCACCCGCAAAATCAAGGTGCTGGTTACAGACCCGCGCTTTATCAATATCGACGGCATTCCGTATCTGGAGCCGGAAACCACGCAGAGCCTGATCGCATCGTAAGGGATAGTTATGCAGGAGTATGAAAAGGGGTTTATCACGCTGGCCATCATGGGGGCGCTGATTGCGCTGGGTAAGATGCTGACCAGCAATGAGCCGATTACCGCCCGCCTGATCCTGGGGCGCGTTATCGTCGGCAGTGCATTGTCTCTCGCCGCAGGTGTGGCGCTGTACTTTGTCCCGGATATCCACCCGCTGGCGCTGGCCGGGATTGGCTCCGCGCTGGGTATTGCGGGTCTGAACGGCGTGGAAGTGTGGCTGCGTAAAAAAGGCTTTGATTTGGGTAAAGGAGTCGGGAAATGACGTTAAGCGAAAAACAACAGCTGTTTGTGGTGATGGTGGCCAATCTGATCCACTGGGCCGAAGAGCACGGCTACCGTCTGACGTTTGGTGAAGCCTACCGCACACCGGAACAGGCGGCGCTGAACGCGAAAAAGGGCAGCGGGATTTCCAACAGTCTGCACACCCAGCGTCTGGCTGTGGATTTCAATCTGTTTGTGAACGGCCAGTATAAGACCCGCACAGAGGATTACCGCCCCCTGGGCGAATACTGGGAGTCGCTGGGCGGCAGCTGGGGCGGTCGCTTCAAAACCAACCCGGACGGCAATCACTTCAGCCTGGAACATAACGGGGTGCGCTGATGGAAAGGCTTGTTGCGGGTGTAATGCTGCTTTGCGTACTGGCATTTGCCGGAGGGTGGAAAGTGGCCACCTGGCAGCATGACAGCGTGGCGCTGGCAATCAGCAAGGTGGCGACGGATACCGGCAATCGCCTGGCGGACGTGGCCAGCCAGTCCGGGCGCAGGCTTGAAGAGCAACTGGAGGCTTTGAAAAATGCGCCACCGCGTGAGATCCGCACCGAAGTGGTTAAGCCGGTGTTCACTAACGTGTGCATGTCTGATGATTTTGTCCGCATGTACAACGACGCCGCTGCCAGTACCGAACGTGCGCTTTCAGGAAAACCTGAAAACTAAATGTGCAGTGAGACTGCCGAGGCTGGCAGGTGTTACGGGCAGGGATGCCGCAGAGCTATTAACAGTTTATCTCGACCTTTACGGGCAGTGTGCCGCCCGTCATAACCAGTTGGTTGATGAAATTAATTTACGAGAGGATTTACAGCGTGGAAAAACAGATTATTGAACTGACCGTGGCCGGAAAGGATATCGCTTTTGAACCGAATATCGCGGCATACAATAAATTAATTAACGATATGTCAATGGATAATAAAGTGTCACCGGCACATAATTATCTGATGCGTATTGTGACGGCGGAAACCAAAGAGAATCTGGCGGATATTCTGACATTGCCGGGTGCGGCGTTGCAGCTGGTTAACGAAGTAAATAAACGCTTTGCACCTGAGCTGGATATTGTTGCAAAAAACTGAGCGCCCGGATTACCGCCATTAATCATAACGGGATGGAGCAGTATTATATTTTGCGCAGACATTATTTACCATGCGGTGATGATTCACTGGATGATATTTCTGCTGCATTGTGGCTGGATAATCGCTACTGGGAAAATATGAGTGTGGCCGTGGCGAACGGAATTGGGACTGCTTTTAAGGGAAGCTAATGAACAGCCTGGATTTTACGTTAAGTCTGATTGATAAATTCACGCGCCCGCTCAGGGCCGCGCAGAATTCGGCTGTTCAGTTTGCGGATAAGTCCGTTCAGGCGTTTAAACGTATCGGTATCGGTGGTGCTGCCCTGTATGGCGTGGGGCAGTCCATCGGCGGAATGCTGGCACCGGCATTTGATATGTTTAACGCGCTTCAGGAGCAGTCCGCGAGGGGCATTGATTCTGGCGTGCTGAAGACTGTTCAGCGCGACGCGCTGGCCTTCAGCACCACTTACGGCACGGTGGCCACCGATTTTGTCAGTTCAACCGCAGAGATAAACAGCGCCATCGCCGGGCTGACCGGGCAGGAACTGCCGAAGGTGACGAAGGTCGCCAACCTGATGGCGTTTGAGATGCAGTCCTCCACCGCTGAAACGGCTGAGTTTATGCGCCAGATGTTCGCTAACTTCCGCACTGATGCCGATTCGCTGGGAAAAGTGCAGTTTGCGGAGCAGCTGGCCGGGAAAATGACGCTGATGCGCCAGCGCTTCGGGCTGGAAATGGGGATGGTAAAAGACCTCATGGAAGGTGCTCGCGGTGCGGGCACTAACTACGGGGTCGGCATGAATGAGCAGCTGGCCGTGATGGGTGAGTTGAGTCGCACCCTGGGAACGGAAGCCAGTAGCGCCTACGAGGGATTTATGACCTCAGCTATCGAGGGCGGTAAAAAGCTGGGCCTCTCGTTCACGGATACGGCCGGGAAGATGCTCTCCATGCCGGATATTCTCACTAAGCTACAGGGGAAATACGGCCAGAGCCTGGAAGGCAACCTGAAGGCCCAGAAGGAGCTGGACGACGCTTTCGGCGACAGTTCGGCGGTGGTAAAGCAGCTTTACGGCAATGTGTCCGTGCTACAGCGCAATATTACTGAACTGGGCGGTGCGGACGGGCTTAAGCGCACTCAGGAAGCGGCCGCAAAACTGGTTAAACCGATGGATCGGTTTATGGCCATTATCCGGGCCGTTCAGATTGCCATCGGGTTAACGCTGGTTCCGGCGCTTAACCCTCTGCTGGACTGGGCCGCGCGGACAGGCCAGACCTTTGCCCGCTGGATGAGCTTATTCCCGAATATCGCCCGAGTGGTGGGCTGGGTGGCAATGGCGGTACTGGGGTTTGCTGCGGTGGGTGCGATCCTGAATATTATCATGGGGCTGTCTGCTTTCATCCTGACTGGCTGGGGAGCCGCGCTGAAGCTGGTCAGTGGAGCGTTGACGGTGGTTCGTACGGCAGCGATGCTGACCGGTGCCGCCATTAACTTTATGAGCTGGCCGGTTTTGCTGGTTATTGGAGCCATCGCGCTGCTGGTCGCCGGGTGCTATCTGCTGGTTAAGCACTGGGACACGGTCAAAGCCGCCGTGATGGATACGGCTGCATTTCAGGTTGTGGCGCAGGCCGTCAGCTGGCTGGCAAATCTCTTTACCTCCGTGTGGGAATATATTTCAGCGGGCTGGAATAGCTTTATTGCGCTGCTGACGGGGTTTTCACCGCTCGACGCATTAAGCGGCATGGCGTTGGGAATAATGAAACTCTTTGATGGAATATGGCAGGCCATTAAAAAAAGTTTCAGTGCGTCATGGAACTGGATTGTCGATAAATTAAACATGATCCCCGGCGTGAATATCAGCACCACCACGACAACGCCGCCCATGACAGAAAATAAAATTTCAACGGGTGGCCAGTTACGCAGCGTTGAGCCGGGCGGTATCAGCCGAACCATTAATAACAGCAACAATAATAAAGTGGATAAGCGCGGAAACAACATTGGTACGGTAAATATTTATCCGCAGGAGCCGTTTACGCCGGGCAAATTGCAGGAATGGCAGGAGATGGGCCTATGAGTGATTTGTTATATATCGACCTGCTGATTACAAATGATGATTTTGTCCTGAATACCGGTAATGAGCCTGTTTTATGTAATAACCGCCAGAGTATCGGACAGGACGTGATTCACAGCATTATTGAAAGCGGGCTGGCAACGGAATTAATTGCCGAACGTAGCCCGACACTGCGAGGCGATATTTTTAGTCGCATGGAATTACTGATTGAAGACGACGAACGGCTGATACCCGGCACGGTATCCATTACCGAAGAAACCCTGTCGCGCCTGTGGGTGACGGCAGACACCTATGATTTTGGGCCGCTGTCGTTGAGGGTGGATCTATGACGGAAAAACCGCAGGTGGATTTTGAAACCCTGGTCAATGAAAGCGGTATGCCTGCAACGGCCGACGAGGCCCGCAGCCGGTTTAATGCCATCGCCGCTGATGAGGGCATTATCACCAACACGTCGAAAATGTCGCCGTTCTGGCGGCTGATCACGGCCATCGTCACTGCGCCGGTGATGTGGCTGCGCGATGTGATGATCCATACCGTGCTGGCAAATATGTTCGTGGCGACGGCTTCCGGGCAGATGCTGCGGTTGCTGGCCTGGGCGGTCAATATCACGGTTAAACCGGCAACGGCCGCACAGGGTGTGATCCGCTTCTATAAAGCCTCACCGGCCGCAGCCGTCACGATTAAAGCCGGAACGCTGGTGCAGACCGAGCGAATCAACGGCACGGTATACCGACTTGAGGTAACGGAAGATTTCACCCTCACCACAGGCACTGCCAGTGCTTTGGTGCCGGTGACAGCGGAGGGGACGGGCGGCGCGTATAACCTCGCGCCGGGATATTACCGGATTCTGCCTGTGGCGGTGTCAGGTATCAGCCATGTGGTGAGTGAAGAAAACTGGCTGACGGTGCCGGGTGCTGATGAAGAGAGCGACGATGAACTGCGTGAACGCTGCCGTAACCAGTTCAACCTGGTGGGTAATTACCACACCGATGCGGTTTACCGATCCATGATTGCGGGTATCGCCGGGTTGAGTATTGACCGTATCTATTTTGAGCACGACGCTCCCCGTGGCCCCGGAACCGCTAACGCCTATTTGTTGCTGGACAGCGGCGTGATCTCCGATCCGTTTGTGGCGGCGGTGAATGACTACATCAACACGCAGGGCCACCACGGACACGGCGATGATATGCAGTGTTTCGCTATGCCGGAAACATCCCACGATCTGGATGTTGTCCTGTACCTGCCTGATCCGGACAACATGCTGGCCGATGAGCGTGATGCGCTGTTGTCCGGGGTGGAAAATCTGGTGCGCAGCGCGTTTCGGGAAAATACGGATTATGACGTGAAGAAGACGTGGCCATATGGTCGGTTCTCCTTCTCTAATCTGGGCCGGGAGATCCACCGGACATTTACGGCGGTGGATTCAGTCACTTTCTCGCTTCGGGATATCGTCAGTGAGCTGAATGTGCCGCGCCTGGCCAGCCTGACGGTGAGTATCGAACATGACTGATTTTAATAAAAAACTGGCCGGGTTAACGCTGCCGTCATGGATGAACAAAGGTGAGCCGCGCAAGTTACTGAATACGGCCCGGCGCTTCTGGCAGCTGGTCTGGCAGTGGATAACCTGGCCGGTGAACCAGTTCGACCCGCTCACCTGTTCGGAGTCGATTTTACGGCTGATGGCCTATGACCGGGATATTACCCGCTTCAACGGTGAGCCGCTGTACCTGTTCAGAAAGCGTGTGGCGTATGCCTTTGTGAACGCGGCGGACTCAGGATCCATCGCCGGGTTTATTGCCATCTTTGAACGTCTGGGCATTGGCTATGTGGAGCTGCTGGAGCGCCAGCCTGATATTGACTGGGATGTGATTATTGTCCGGGTTTCGGACAGCCAGATTGCGCAGAACGCCGATCTGATGATGCAGATTATCCGCCAGTACGGCCGCACATGCCGCCGCTATCGGTTTGAGGTAATGAACACCCTGAAACTGCATATCAATGCCGGGTGGAATGACGGGGAATTAATCTGCTACCACGCCGGGGAATATATCGGCGGTAAAAAACGACTGGACGGGGAATATATCTGTTTTCCGGCCAGTGTTGGAATTAATGATAACGCCATGTTTGGCGCAAAACTGTAGGTATTATTTATGAGTCAGACGGTGATTACTTCCGCCTTTGAACAGCTGAAAGCCCAGGAAGCGGCGAACGGTGGTGTTGTCATTCTTGATGAGTTCGTGTTTGCCAACGTCCCAAATCTGGACATTACCAGCCCAATTGATCGCGGCGAAGGGTTGCCGGACGAGGCGCTGATTGTCCATCGTCAGGCGGTGGGTAAAACCGGGATGGTGAATAACAACGCTGTGGTTTACTCCGTGGTGATGGGTGCGGATGTCGGGGATTTTGACTTCAACTGGGTGGGGCTGGTTAACAAAGCTAATAACGTGGTGGCGATGATTGTCCATGCGCCCACGCAGAAAAAAATCAAAACAGCGACCGGTCAACAGGGGAACGTGTTAACCCGTTCTTTCCTGATGGAGTATAACGGTGCCTCAGAGCAGACCCAGATTATTACCCCGGCAGATACCTGGCAGATTGATTTCACCGCCAGGCTGAACGGCGTTGATGCACGTATCCGTAGTGAAAATATGGATATTTATGGTGATGCTTCGTTTATGGGGGATGGCTTCCTGGTGAGTAAAACCGGGTCGCAATATGTCGTAAAAAAGGGCGTGGGGTATATCGCCGGTGTTCGTGCTGAGCTGCTGTTTGACCAGAATATTACGGTTTCACAAAAGCCGGTAAAGGTCTGGGCGGACGTAGCCTGGAAGGGAACGTTAACCAGCATCTGGGCTTCATCGGTTAAACTGACCGTTGCGGAGACGCTGGAGAATTACACTGATAATGACGAACAGCATTATGTGTATGCGCTTGCAGAAGTTTTGCCAGATGGCTCAATTCATGATCTGCGCACCGTCAACCAGATCAAAACCTTCGCCGAAATTGAGGCTAAGGAAAGGCATCTGCTTTGGCTTGATGAGAACAAAACACTATCTCAGACTGCGATTAGCGAATACATGCGTGACCTGCTGGAGTGTAAAGCCGCAACAGGAATTCTCCAGAATCTTGAGCTTAGTTCCAGTGGCGGTGGCAATCTGATTGGGGTCGGTGAAGCCACCGTAACGGATGTTATTAAGAAAAATATCCTTTCATATATGACAAAAGCTGACCAGTTAGCCATCAAAGGCAGCGTAGGTACAGAGGTTGTTTTAGATTATGCCTTACAGGATGCGGTAAATGATGGTGTTACTATTCTGGAGTGTCCGCCTGTACCGGGTATTTATGTTTTTGGACAAAGCGTCGTTACACTGCCTGCGGGGTTCTCATTCGAAGGCGGCTCAAAGAGAACATATACCACATCCTCAAATGCATCATTCAATAGTGCGGGAACAGTATTTCGTCTATTTAGCGGCGCATCTGCCATTTTCAAATTAACCTCAAGACATACATTCAGGAGAATTACGTTTGATGGCCGTGACAAGTCCGTCCGTTTTATGCAAGGCGACGACCAGACCCAGTGGTGTCGTTTTTTTGATTGCGGTATACATCGCTGGAGTATTGGTATTGGTAGCTCCAGCCCTAATGGTTACTCGGCTACAGTATTTGTTTCTGGCGGAACAATTTCTAATAACGCGATTGGTGTCAAAAACGTTATTGATTCACTATTTTTAGGTCCGACGATTAATGCCAATGATACTGATGGCGTCCAGCTTCTGACAGGAGCAAATAACAATGCATTCATCGGTGTCAGAAACGAATGGAATAATGCATGGAATTATTACGGCTATGGCTGTAAACGCATCATCATTGAAGGGGAGCTAATTGACCGCGCTGGTAAGAATGCAATAGCCGCCGTTGGTGGCGCTCAGTTCGTTCTTTCAGGTGTAACAGTGCAACGTTCGGGACGGAATGCAGTCGCTGGTTCAGTTGACGATGCTCATTTTTATGTCGAGGGTGATACATCTTATATAACAGGAACACCTGTATACACCCTTGCAGGTGCAAACGATGATGGGTCAGGAAGGCAGTCTCCGACATATATATTAGCTACTGGCGGTAATGCTGCTGATACTAAAAGCTTCATCGCTTCATCATCCAACCTTGCAGGTTATACAGGCGCATCATGGTTGCGTTCCGGGACAATTGCGACACTGTCAGTGCTGGGTTGCCCAGGTGTTGAAGATGTGAAAAATTTTGGGTTTAACCGTATTTCAGATGGTACTCATTATCTTGGTGATGCCGTGTCTGGATTGTCGTTATCTGGAGCCGGTAATACTGCCACGATGACATTCACAACCACAACACAACCGTTTGCCCGGTATTCATCTGATTTAATTGTACGGACGCTGGAAATTAAAGCGCGTAACAATACCTCCACAGGTTCTGTTGCACGTTACTCTGTTGATGTAATTATCTCTCGCGAACAAGCATCAGCTTCTGTCGCGGTGGATGCATCATCTGTTAAAACTGCGGCTTCTCTGAGTGGCGGAACGTGGGGAATTGCCTCTGCTAATCCGTCAGGGGTTTCCCTTGCTTTTACCGTTTCAGAAGATGGCACTACATTAACAGTTACATTAACCGCCGTTGATTCGGCAAGCCGGATTATTAACGCAAGACTCAGGGCATAATATGGAAAGAGAATTACGTGACGCATTCGATATCTGGTATCAGGAACTTTGCGGCTATTTATTAAAAAAGGGTAAATGTGCACCCTATAAAATGGCGTGGCTTGAATTTTATGAAGCTGGTCAGTCTGTTGTTGAGGCGGCAGCAATTGGCCCTAGTGAAAACACGTAATATTAAATTAATAGTTAGTATTTATTAGTGTGTTTGCGGGAAATACTTATGTGGAAATACTCAGAAATAAAATGTATTGCGTCGATTCCTGCGAGCGACTGTGCTGTTATACCTTCTCATCCGTGGGTCTACGGACTTGGCCAAAAAACCGAGAGCGGCACATATCTAAGCCCGACCAATGCTATTTCGTATCTGGCACAGCAACTGGCCCGCACAGGCGATATCTCAGATGTGGTGATAATTCTCATCACTGGCAGCAGCCATGATGATTTTATGCAGAATCTCGATGGACTGGTTGGTGTTCTGCCGGTTCCCGCCATGACGCAGGTTAAACGTCTGGCGCAGTCGGCGGCAGAGCTGGCCACAGAGAGGATGCTGATCCCGTCACCTGCAACCACGTCAGTTGCAGCCGTGCCGTTCTCCACACCGACAACCCGTGCAGCGCTGAATGCGCAACGAATCGCGGAAGCGCAGACGCAGGCTGCATCCGGATTCAGCCTGGCGGAGGCAAAGGCGGCGATGACGGGCTTTATCCAGGAAAGAAGCAATATTATCAGTGAGGTAGCCAGCGGGCTGGAATCGCTGAAGGGGAAAAGCGCCCGCGCCTGGGCGTTCACCGCGCAGGGTGATATCACCACCACGCTGCGCACTATGGTTAAAGATATTCCGGCTGCGTCGGCAGTGCATTGCGCTGCGGTGATGATGGTCGGGGAGAATCTGGCAGGACTCAGGGAGATGATACATGAACTCGATAGCGACGCTGGCGCTTAACGGCGAAGGTATCCCACTGAAAAACATGCGGGTCACGCTCACCATGCAGTTTCAGGACAAAGAGCAGTCCGGGCAGACCAGTTCCACTGTCAGGGCAGAGCAGGGAACGAAGGGCAAAGAGCTGCGCGTATCCGGTGAAGTGCCGTTTAAGACCCCGGAGGTGCTGAAGCGCATTTTTGAGCTGGCCAGTGCCACCGGCGACGATGGCCAGCGCCGGAAATACCGGGTGGCGCACGATGCAGCCCGTGCGGTGGGATTTCGTGAGGCGACCTTCACCGGGAGCCTGGACGCGCCGCAGCAGGAAGGGCGCATGTCCTGGCTGGTCACGTTCACGCTGACCGAATTTATCAGCGTACCGGAAAAGCGGGAAGAGCGTGCGGCCGGAAAAGTCTCCGCGCAGAAGCAAACGGCGGGTACAGGCGGTGCCACGGGAAGCGGAACAGCCTCTGCCGGGGAAAGTGACGAAAAACTGACGTGGTTTGAGAGCAAGGTGCTTAAACCGGTAAACGATGCGCTGGGTAGTCCGTGAAACCAATTCAACGAGTTTATTTATCAACGCAACAGGTTCACTGCCCGGATATCGATCTGGTGCTGGAGCTGAACAGCTGCGGCCGGGGATTTATCACCGCGCAGACGGATCAGGACTATACCGGCAAGCTGGTGCGGGTCGATGTGGGCTATACCGATCTGCTGTTGCGCTGGTTTACCGGATACGTTGAGCGCTCCCAGCCTGCGGAGAACGGCTTCCAGCGTCTCTTTGTGCGCGAGCTGGTAGGGGTGTTTGATAAACAGTGGCCATGCTCCATGCAGCACCCGACACTGAAACAAATTGGCGGCTGGCTGGCAGAGCAGAGCGGCATCACGGTTCAGGTGCCGGACGTCGCGTATGCGACAACGCCGATCCCCCATTTTACCCACAGCGGCACTGGCTTTCAGTTGCTGAATGTCCTGGGGCAGGCATTCAGTGTCGCGGACTATATCTGGCATCCACTGCCGGACGGTGGGCTATATCTGGGTAGCGCTGAAGGAGCCATGTTCGCCGGTCGGGAAGTGGAAATCCCGGCAGAATTTGCCCAAAGCACGGCGGGCGGCAACAGTATGACGCTGCCGGTGGTACAGAGCCTGCGCCCCGGGGTGGAGATGAACGGCCAGCGGATCACCCGCGTTCATCTGCATAATGCGGATATGACCGTGACCTGGACGCCCCGCAATAAACAGACCGGCCAGTCACTACAGAAAACGCCGCTTCAGCGCCAGATTGAGGCGCACTACCCGGAGCTGGCCAGCGGGCTGCATACCCCGAAAATGGGGCGGGTCGTGGCGCATACCGAACCGGTCAGCAGTGGTAATTTTGCCGATCCGTTTCGCCCGCGCTACGCCGTGGATGTGCAGCTGCTGGACGCGAACGGCAACCCGGACGGCAGCACGCCGGTGTATTCAGCCGTACCGCTGCCGGTACCAATGGCGGGGCATGATTCCGGACTGTTTCAGTTCCCGGCACTGGGAACGCTGGTCGAAATCGGGTTCACCGGAGGCCGTCCGGATAAGCCTTTTATCCGTGGCAGCCACCCGGACGGCACAAGTCTGCCTGACCTGAAGCCGGGAGAGCAGCTGCAACAGCAGCGCGAAGAGGTATCGCAGCGCGTCACCCAGGCCGGAGACTGGGAACGAAAAACCGATCAGAGTATCCGTGAAGACTCCATGTCCAGGGAAGTGACCGCCGATACGGAAAAACGCGAGCTGGTCACGCGCGAAACGATGGTGAAAGCCACTGACAAAACCACGGTGATCGGCACGGCGCAACTGACGGCAGGGGCCATTCAGCAGATTGCGACCGGTGATTATGCTGTGGCCACAGGTCGAAACCGCCTGGCAACAATCAGCGGCGATGATGAGACGGATGTTGCTGGCCAGCAGACCACAACCACTGGCAAAGGCCTGACAGAGAAGATTGGCGCGATACGCCGCAGTGTTGCCGCCGTGCAGCAGCAGATTGTTGCGCCAGTAGTCTGGATTGGCTCAGAACAAATCAATGTGACACAGCTGATGCTGGACACGCTCGACGTGGTGAAAGAACTGGCCATGCTCACTGCCAGCCATACTCACCCGGACACCGGCCTGCCAACCAATGCCGGAGACATTGCAGGTGTGGTGGAGAAGACAGATACACTCAACGGAAAATACTCCCCCGTCATCGCTAAGTAACCCCACTCTCTCAGCCCGCGTAATGCGGGTTTTTTGTACCCGTCACCAGACCGCGCAAGACGCGCTCAGAGCGTACATAACACCACCCACACGCCCGACAATCAGCAAAACAGATCGTTGCAGCAGCGGGGCGCTGGCTGCGTCACAGCCCGACAAAATAAATCTTTCCCGGACGAAATCAGCGCTACACCGCACCCGCCTGCACATTTTGGATCATAAAAATTTTTCAGTCGGAATTTTTTACAAACGACGCCGCCAGCCCGCGCCACGGCTGGGGAGCTGCCGTTGGCCGCAAACTGAAAAGAGTGAAAAGAATTTCAGTGTTTTTCAGTGGAAAGGATCTGCGGAGGATCTAATGAAAATCATAACTTTCAGTAAATAAAGGATATTTTAAATTTTATGTGAGTTGAAAAGATCGCTTGCGTTTGAGGGATTTTGATTTGGGATAAGTAGAAAACCCAGAAGCGGTGCGGCTTCTGGCAGATGTTGGCGATTCTGCTGAACTGAAAAAAGGTAAACGGTGTTGTGAATTCTGGTGGTTGCATTTTAAGCAACCCAGATGGTGAGGGAACAGAGCGAAAGCCGGATTATACGCCGAGCTTGCGGCGCGGACTGTAAAGCGTGTGATCCACAACGATGAATTTTTTTTCCAGCCATTGCGTTACCTGTGCAGGCTGAACGCCTGTCAAACGGGCGAAGGATGCCTGGTTGCCGTTGTAGTACTTATTGATGTAGTCAAGCAGGGGCATACTGGAGTCCTTATTGATGAATTTCATATAGTAAAACACTATATGAAAATTTATGAATAATATCCATCAAATTGAACGAGCTTCATAAGTGTTTGTCGCTGCCGCCATTTTGTCGCCAAAGGGGGATTTGATATGTTTTAACTCATTGTTCTTTATGGATTAAATTTTTAGACAACAAAAAACCCATCAACCTTGAACCGAAGTGGCGGGGTTGATGGGCTCCACAAAATGGGGACATCAAAGAAAAGCAGTGGCATTACTTATGACTGATGCCCTGAGAAAAAGTTCTGCCTGTGAGGGCTTTTTTCTCAAAAAATTATTGTAGCCCTGGCCAGATGATCACGATGAGCGTCCCGGCAAGGGTAAGCAGCACGTTGGCGATGGCGTAGGTGCCTGCGTAGCCGAGCGCTGGAATATTGCTGCGCGCGGTATCGCTGATGATCTCCATCGCCGGGGCGCAGGTGCGGGCTCCCATCATGGCGCCGAACAGCATCGCCCGGTTCATGCGCAGCACGTAGGCGCCGAACAGGAAGCAGATCACCACCGGCACCAGGCTGACGATAAGCCCTGCCGCCAGCATCTGGCCGCCGACGGCGCCCAGCCCGTTATTGATCCCGGCCCCGGCGCTGAGACCGACCCCGGCCATAAACACCATCAGACCAAACTCTTTCACCATGTTCAGCGCCCCCTGCGGGATATAGCCGAAGGTTGGGTGGTTGGCGCGCAGGAAGCCAAGCATGATGCCGGCGAACAGCAGGCCGGCGGCGTTGCCGATGCCGAAGCTGAAGGAGCTGAACTGGAAGGTGATCATGCCGATCATCAGGCCAACGATAAAGAAGGCGCAGAAGGCCAGCAGATCGGTCACCTGGCTGTGAATGGAGATAAAGCCGATGCGGTCGGCCACGGTTTTTACGCGGCGGGCGTCGCCACTGACCTGCAGCACGTCGCCTTTGTTCAGTACGACGTTATCGTCGATAGGCATCTCGATCTGGCTGCGAATAACCCGGTTTAAGAAGCAGCCGTGGTCGGTAAGCTTGAGCTGCGCCAGGCGGCGGCCGACGGCGTTGTGGTTTTTGACCACAATCTCTTCAGTGACGATGCGCATGTCGAGCAGATCGCGGTCGAACACCTCTTTACCGTTGCGGAAGCTCGGGTCGAGGCGGGCGTGGGCGTCCGGGTAACCCACCAGCGCAATATCGTCACCCATCTGCAGCACCGCGTCGCCGTCCGGGTTGGCCAGAATGCCGTTGCGACGAATGCGTTCAATATAGCAGCCGGTCTGGCGGTAAATACCCAGTTCGCGCAGATTTTTGCCATCCGCCCAGGCCACCAGCTCCGGGCCGACGCGGTAGGCGCGGATCACCGGCAGGTAGACTTTACGTTTGGAATCGGTATCGAGGCCGCGCTCGCGGGCGATTTGCTGGGCGCTGGTCTGCAGATCCTGATGCTGCAGCTTGGGCATATAGCGGGCGCCGACGATCAGGCTCACCAGACCAACCAGATAGGTCAGGGCATAGCCGAGGCTCAGATGGTCAAGCGACTGCGCCAGCTGATCGCTGGGCAGGCCGAAATGGCGCAGGGTGTCGCCCGCGCCCACCAGCACCGGGGTGGAGGTCATGGCGCCTGCCAGCATACCGGCGGTGAGCCCGATATCCCAGCCGAACACTTTACCCAGCATCATGGCGATCAGCATCGCGCTGCCGACCATCACCAGCGCCAGCATCAGGTAGTTTTTCCCGTCGCGGAAAAAAATAGAAAAAAAGTTGGGCCCGGCTTCTACGCCAACGCAAAAAATAAACAGCATAAAGCCGAGATTAAGGGCATCGGTGTTAATCGCGAAATGCTGCTGGCCTAATAATAGAGAAACGACTAAAACGCCAATGGAATTACCAAGTTGTACTGAGCCGAGACGCAGTTTTCCCAGGCATAGTCCTAATGCAAGTACAACGAATAATAACAGGATGTAATTCCCGTTTAACAAATCTGCGACGTTTATATTCACGAAAGCCAACTTCTCATTTACTAGTAAGTTGTTGAAGGAAATGGTTATTTGGTCTAAGGTTGCTCAGGCGTTCGCGTTGTCGCGAACCTATTCTGGCACCCTGTTATAACCAGCAAAAATATACCGCTAGTTTAATCCTTCCTGGATGCGGCGGCTAGTGACAATCGTTTTTAGGCTGGTAGGGGAGTTATTGGCATGGATTGCCGAAATGCTTTATCTGACTGGGCGACGTGGACGTGAGTTAGAGGCAACATCAGGAGGATACGGTGAAATCTGAGCGTAGTTGGGCCGGCATTATCTGTGGCTTCGTTCTGTTCATTGTGGTGTGCTTATCGTTGTTGTTACATATGAAAGGGGCATTTCGCGCCAGCGGCAACCCGGAGCTGGGCCTGCTCTTCTTTTTGCTGCCAGGGGCGGCGGCGAGCTGTCTCTCTCCCGGACGGCGGGTGCTGCGTCCTTTGCTCGGCGCGATACTGGCGGCGCCGGTCTGCATGGTGACGATGCGGCTGTTCTTCGTGACCCACCGGACGTTCTGGCAGGAGATGGCGTGGGTGTTGAGCGCCGTGTTCTGGTGCGCGCTTGGGGCATTGTGCTTTTTGTTTATCTGCGCCTGGCTTGATACCTGGCGCAGTCATTCATCGAGCAAATAA